AAACTACTATTGCTACTGACATTATTGTATTCTTAAGAGAAGGCCTTGGTACACTAATTAATATTGAGATGGGCGGTAACAAGTCCATGTTGGCCAACGACTTTGCCATGATCAACGACTTGGGCTATGGTATTGTTGCTAACAACGGTGGTGTAACTGAACAAGTTTCAACATTCTCATACTACTGTCATACTCACTATTGGGCCAGCAACGGTGGACAAATTCGTTCAGTTGCAGGCTCTAACTCACATGGAACGTACGGTCTACGTGCTACAGGGTATGACGTAACTGAATTACCAGACGAAGTAAACCTAGCAGACAACATGATTCAAGTTGCTCGTGTTTACAAGGAAGGGTTGTTTGTTAATGAAATGACTCCTACTATAGCTAAACAATCGTTAGCAGTGTATATCACTGATTACGATTACGGTCCTCAGAATATTTCAGAGCTAGAAGTTGATCATTCTTTAGCTGGTTTTGGTGTTACCCGTTATGAAGTTAATGCGGTTGAAAGAACTGCGGTAACTGTTAACGGTGTAAACATTTTAAAACTAAACTTGTCAACTGCTGGTAACAATGGTACTTCATCAGTTGGTTTAGTAACTGCACTATACAACGGTCAGTTAGTAACTATTCGTACATTACAGAATAACAAGTACTTGGGCATTGCTAACGTAAACCCAACTCGTCCAAGTACTGCGTTACAGTATACTGATAATCTAGCAGATATCTATCGTGTTATTACATATAACTTAACAGAAGGTACAGGAGAACTACTGCCGCAAAATCAAGCAGTACTGTCAACTGACACATCATTTCTTTACTTTAAGATTGTAGTTGATCCGGCTAAGATTGGCACAGTTGATTGGATTGAACCTACTAAGACTATGGGATTCAATGTAGGAGACACTAGATTAGCTATCCTGTCTATTGCTAAACAAAATACCATTGACCAAATTAATAAAGGCACGTACATAACAGGCTGGAACGGCAGAATTCATCGCGTGGCACAGTACTATGGCATACCAGAAACTGTACTTACAGATTATAATCCTGTTGGTAGTACCGGAGTAACACTGAAAGTAACCAGTACTACCGGCATACATGAAGGCATGGAAGTTAACGGTAACGGTTTTATTAGTAATCAAACTGTCGTTGCTGTGGTTAACTCTGTAACCTTAACTCTTAGCGGTGCTCCTGATAGCACACCTGGTGGAGGTTTATCTTTCGTCAGTTTACGACCTGCATATCTTGAGTTAGAAGAAACACCAATTTATAATATTGGTGGTACTGGTACTATTACTCCAGCATTGACATTTAATTCAATAACCGGAACTGGTTTAGAAACTAGATATATAACGTTTGATACACCTTGGCAGCTGACTCCCCAGACTGTAGATAGTTACGTCAATGTATCTGGTCAAGGTAATAGTTTATACAACGGGCCAAAACAAGTAACTAAAATTATTTCTGAAACACTTGTTACAGTTGCTAGTACATCAAGCCTTGATGTTGGTATGATCATTACCGGCTCTACTGTTACTGGCAACGTTAACTTGACTGATATTGTTAGTTTAACACAATTTAAAGTTAGCCCAGCTATTTACTTGCCAGCAGGCACTAACATCACTGCTACTAAGGTAGCTACATTAGGCAGCGTTACTATTGTTAACGGCGGTAGTGGGTACTTAACTCCACCTGTGATTACAATCAGTGGCGGTGGCGCAACTATTGATGCCCTAGTAACTTGTACAGTTGTTGGCGGCAGTATTGATACGGTAACTGTTGTTAATCCGGGTTACAACTATACCAGCTTACCAAATTTATCTATTGAAGTTGCAGGAGACAACAACGCAGTATTAGTACCAGTTCTAACTGCAACATCAACTACTAACGTAACTGCAACTGCTGGTGTAAACACATCTCAGATAACATTAGCATACAAGACAGACCCAAATACTAGTGGGACTATTTCTGCAACTACAGTAACTACTAACTGGATCAATATTAGTACAACTACAAACTTGTATGTTGGCAATACTATTGTATTCAGCGGTACTGCGTTTGGTGGCATTACCGCAGCCACTACGTATTACATCATTCAAGTAGGTACAGGTCAAATTAAAGTAAGTACCAGCAAAGGAGGGTCATCAATTACCCTAAGCACCGCAGTCGGTGCTATGACATTTGTTGCTAACAGCTTTAATTTTGGAACTAGTATTACTGCCACAGGATTTGGTTCACAGACTGGAACAGGTCCTTATTCAGTTACTCTAAACTTTGGATCAACAACTGCGCCTGAGACTGGGCAGTATTACAAGGTAGAAGGAAATTCAAATCCGATATATAACGGATTCTTTAACTGTACTGCATCTACCACTACTAGCATTACACTAACATATCCAAATAATCCAGGTGTGTATGGCTCAGGAACTACGCTTATTACTAAAGAATTGACCAAAGGTACAAACGTATCAACAGGTATTAGTAAGCCGTTTGGAAATATAGATGCTACTACAATTCGTTTAGGTTATGCGGCAGGAGCACAAGGACAAGTTACTACACGTATTAGTACTTGTCGTGCAACAGGGCATGACTTCTTAGATATTGGTACTGGTGGTTACTCAACTACTAACTACCCATATCAAATTTATGGCAACCCTGCTATTAGCCGTAAGGGTGAAAACGAAACTTACGAAGAGGGTGTAGGTCGTGTGTTCTATGTAACCACTGACCAAAACGGTATCTTCCGTGTAGGTCGATTCTTTACAGTTGACCAAGGTACTGGTACAGTTACATTCTCAGCGTCAATTGCGTTGAGTAACTTGGACGGTATTGGTTTCAAACGTGGTGTTGTTGTAAGTGAATTCTCAACAGATGCTAGCTTTACAAACAATGCTCCAGACGCTGTACCTGTTCAATCAGCCACACGTGGTTACATTGACAAGCGTTTAGGTTTAGATCACGGTGGTGCTCCAATTGCCGCAAGTAATTTAGTTGGTCCAGGATACTTGGCATTGAACGGTGCGCTGGCAATGAAGGGCAACGTTAATGCTAATAACTACAAAGTTATTAATTTAGCTCCACCAACAGATATAAATGATGCTACTCCAAAAGCATATGTAGATGCACAGGTTAGACTATACGATCAATTATCTGAATTATTAGATGTTGATGTTGGCACACCTATTGCTGGGGACTTGGCAGTCTTTGTAGGCGGTAGCAAAATTATGGTCAGTGCCACAACTGCCGGCGATTTAAGTGCTACCTTTACTAACAGTACTCCGACTACTTTAGCTGTACCTATTATTAGTTTATTAGCAGTTGATGTGACAACAATTACTGTAGTTAATGCTGCCGCATTCGGAACAGGGCCCGGCTATGTTAAAGTTAACAACGAAGTATTTTACTATAGCTCAACAAACTACGGAGCAAACAGACTAGACGGTGTACAACGAATATCAACTACTACAGATACAAAGTTTGGTATTAACACTGGAAACGCATCAGCAACACATATTGTTGGTAGTCCAGTTGTTGACCTAACTAACGCACAGATTAACTACCAAATTAATCCGGGTGTTATTGTCAATGCTGACGTTAACGCGGCAGCTGGCATTGTACAAAGTAAATTATCAATGACGCTGGCTACAACTTCTGCCAGCGCACCAACAGGTACTGCCGCACAGAAACAAGCTGCCAGTGGCGTAGCAAGTTTTGATAGTGCTAACTTTACTATCACAGACGGTTGGGTTGGAATCAAAGCAGGTGGTGTTGCTCTAGCAGAAATTACTAATCTCGGTAATGGTTCTATACTTGGAAACTTTTCTGGCACTGCCAGTGCTCCAAGAGAAGAAACTGCACAAACTGTTTTAGATGCTGGATTTAATTTAAAATTTACCACTAACGTAGGCGTTGTAACATACGGCGGAACATCTGGTTCTGCTTCAATTACTACTATATCTACAGATGGTACTGCCAGTACAATTGCCAAATACGGCTCATCTGGTGAGTTTGATACTAAACAATTAAAAGTTGACGGATTTAAAGCCCTTGACGTTTCAGCAAATGCTTTAGAATTCTTTACTCCGGCAGGTTTTAAATTCCAAAGTGCAATTGGTTCTACAGGTAGTAATACCGTTACTACTGCATTAGGAACTTGGGACTTCAGTGGTGGCACATTAAAAGCCACTGCGTTTACTACAGGTGCTGCCGCAACTGCTGGTAGTATTACTGGACAGTGGGCAGTACAGTCAAGTAGCTTGGTTGACTTCTCTCTAGGCACATTAAAATCAACTACATTAACTACAGGTGCTGCCGCAACTGCTGGTACTGTAACTGGTGCTTGGAGTTTAGGTGCTTCTAGTTCGTTTGATGCTACAGCAGGTACATTAAGAAGTTACAGTCTATCAACAGGGACTGTTAGTCAAGCTGGTACTATTACTGGTGCTTGGAGTTTAGGTTCTACTAGTAGTTTAACTACCGGCACAGGATACATTGATGCTAGAAATGGAACGTTATATACTGCTTCTCTAAATGCAGGAAATGCAACAGCAACAGGTACTATTACAGGTAACTGGAGTACCAGCGGTAATCTAGCAGCCACATACGGTGCTGACTTAGCTGAGTGGTATAGAGCTGATACAGAATACGAGGTAGGAACTGTCTTAATATTTGGTGGCTCTGCTGAAGTAACTGTATCTAATACCATTGCTGACACTAGATTAGCAGGTATTGTTTCTACAAATCCAGCATACATTATGAATGATGGCTTAGAAGGCACACGAGCATTAATTGCACTTGCAGGGCGTGTTCCATGTAAAGTGCTAGGTAGAGTTAAAAAAGGTGATATGCTAACAACATCTGCAACTCCAGGCGTGGCAGTTAAAGCATTAGATCCTAAGCTAGGTACTATCATTGGCAAGGCACTTGAGGATAAAGACTCTGGTGACATTGCTGTAATTGAAGTGGCCGTAGGAAAGGTGTAATATGAGATACAAAGAATTTATTTTAACTGGATTGGGTCAACTTCCCAGTGTGGGAGATAGTTTTGATATTGAACTTGACAACATAGTATTAGAAACCGGAGTGGTTGGATTTGTTAGCGACGGCATTGTAGTAGAAATTGATGCAATTGGTCTTAGTCACTTATCGGGGTTTCAGCTTGACGAAGCAGAATACCAGGGGCGTAATGTACCTTTAGGTAAAAAGATGGCAGGCGATGTAAAGAAATCAAAAGTGTATGTGCGCAAACCTAATGGCAATATTGTCAAAGTTAACTTTGGTGATAAAACTATGCGTATTAAAAAGTCTAATCCTGCAAGACGCAAGAGTTTTAGAGCAAGACATAACTGCAAAAATCCAGGGCCACGTTGGAAGGCTAGATATTGGAGTTGCAGAAGTTGGTAAATATAGAATAGGATTACATTTATGGCATATCAATTACCCCCAGATCTCATACTAAACATTGGTGCGTATCCAAACGACGGCACCGGTGATGACTTGTATACCGCTTTTAGCAAAGTTAAAGATAGTTTTACTGCTGTTAGCGGTGCAGTTGATGCAATTTCTGGACAAAATGTTGGTGCAGGTGCTGGCATTTTTAAAGAAAGAGTCAATAATGTTTTAAAATTTAAGACTATTACGGGCACCGGAGTTACTATTACTACCACAGCAGACACTATTAATTTGTCTGCATTAACCGCCGTACAGTCAGATACTAGCCCAATGTTGGGTGGGAACCTTAATTTAAATTCTAAAAATATAACAGGAACTGGAAATATCAACATCAATGGTAATATGACATTGACCAGTAGCATTACTGCTAGTAATGTGCAATCTTTAGTTTATGGTATTGACATACGAGCGTTACAAGCCCAGGTTGATTCAGGTGGCGGGGGCTCCGATGTAGATTTTGGGACATTCGTCCAACCCGCGCCTGGCGATCAGGATTTTGGAAACTTTTAAGGATTAGGAGAAACAAATGGCATTACGTCTAAGAAGAGGATTAGAGGCGCTAAGAACAACTATTACACCAGCAGAAGGAGAAATAGTTTACACCACAGACAGTAAAAGATTGTATGTAGGTGACGGTCTCACTGCTGGTGGTAACGGTGTTAGTGCGCCTGTTACAAGTGTTAACAACAAAATTGGGGCTGTAAGTCTAATCAGTGATGATTTAGCAGAAGGAGTTACTAACCAATTTTTTAGTGTTGACCGGGCGCAAGATGCGGCTTGGGAGTTATTTAACAATGCTTCACATTCAAATATCTCATTTACATATGACGATGTTCTTAACAAAATTGTAGCTGTTGCTTCTCCTACATTTACAGCTGAAGATGCCATTGACACTATTGCCAACGTACTAGTTAACAGTCCTCATACTGGTATTACGTTTAGCCACATTGATAATTCTGATCAAATCAGTGCAACTGTTACATCCGCCGGTCAATCATTTAAAACAATATCAGTTAGTCCAACACTAACTGTTACGTTAACTAATCCAGGATCTAATTATAATAGTATTCCAGAAGTTACTGTTGCTGCCCCACCGCTTGGCGGAGTTCAAGCAGTTATTACTGCAACTATTGCACCAACTTTTGTTGCTAACATTGAAGTCACTAACGGTGGTACTAATTATTCAGCAGGCACAATTGTTACTGCTTCTGGCAGTGGATCACAAAGAGCTACAGGATATGTATACTTAGATCCAAACGGAGCAATTACTGAGATCGATGTTCGTGAGCCAGGTGCTGGTTTTAGAAACACTCCTATAACAACTATTGTTAAACCAATAGATGCAACTGCAACTTATGTGTCAGGTGGATTAACGACTACTATTATTGTTAGCAGTGTTGTAAATACAATCCATCCAGGCATGGCCATTACCGGAACTGGGTACACTAGCAATCAGAAAGTAGCATCAGTAAGTGGTACTACAATAACGCTAACGGCCGGAGCAACATCATTGCCATCCGGAACTCTTACTTTTACTGACATAGGCTCAAATGCAGTGTGCGAAGCAGTACTGGCTGCAACTACTCTTGAAGATTTTAATGTAGTCAATAGCGGATCGGGATATATCTCAATACCTGCGGTAACTATTGACCCTCCGGTATCATACACATTTAACGCTGCCACCGATGTAAACACTGTAGCTAATTCTATAACTGTTCCTGTAAATTCATTTACTACTGGTA